CAGCGAGGTCGCGGCCGTAGGTCGTGTCTGGCACGGGGAACTCGTACCGCAGCCCGATGTCGTCCACGTTCATCCGCAGCGTGCCGGGGTACCGAGCGAGCGGATAATTCGCGTCGTGGTTCCACAAGGCTCGCGTCTCCAGCGCTTTCTTGCGCCCACGCCGCTCGGCGACGATGCCAAACGCCTGCGGGTCAATACGCTCTACGAAGTCACCGAGGTCAAGCGAGTTCACGCCGAACTTTGCGGCGTAGCCGACGATCCACCGCGACTCCGCGGCACCGTCCTCGGAGCGTGACTCCACTCGGAGCAGCGGCAGGTCGGCGGACTCTTCCTCGTACAGACTGCGTCGCTCGATCATGCTTCGGTTCTCCTCGTCTGCGGCGTTCATTTGCTCAACTAGCTTGCGACTCCACGCCCACCCTGGATCGGAGCCCCACAATGCCCACGCGATCCGCCCGTTGCTGGGGAAGCCCGGCTCGCCGGGACTCCAGCCTTCACCTTGCTTGTCGATCTCGTGCCGGTCGAAGTACGCCTTCATCCTGCGAGCCGTCTCGGGGCTGATCGTCGTGCCGTTGCTCAGGTCGCGTCCGCGAGCCACGCCGACTGCCGTGCCGCCTCGGCCGTATTCGCTTCGCCATGCCAGCCCCTTCGCCGCCTCCTCCCTCACGCCCGCGGGCGGCGTGAAGTCAATGTGGTCGTACCTAGCCACGCTTCCGCCCCTTCCGCTTGGGCTTGCCGTAGGCGTTCTCCTCGACCGGCGGCGGCTCGGGCAGCGGGTCGATCTTCGTGAGCGTCGACACCTTGTGCCCGACTTGCGTCTCGGTCGCCTGCCAGCCGCCAGCCACCTCTTCGTAGAGCGTGATGAGGGCGGCAGGATCTTCTTTCGTAGCGTCGATCTTGAAATCGGTGCCGGGGATGTCGAGCGTGCCGTAATCCATCACATGGTCAATCCGCCCGCGAGCACGGCCGCCCGAGGAATCCCACGACACAAAGTCACCTTCCGACACGGTGCCCGGCTGGGCACGCTGCTCGCCCCGGATGAACTGCGGCGAGTCATCCACCCACACGTCCACGCTGATCCCAGCCTCCTGGGCGGCGTCAGCCTTGAGCGTGTCACCACCCACGAGCAGCACGTCGGAGAACGACTCGGCGTAGTCGCCGAGAGATGAGATCACCTCCTCTCGATCTGACTCTGGCCTGCGAGAAATCATCACCACACGATTGCCGTCCGCGACCGCCTTGCGGGCGAACTCCCCCCACAGCTGCGGATCTGCGGCGAATGTCCGGTCAAAGTCGATGCTGACGGTCATCGCTCGCGCTGCCAGAACTGGCTGAGGCTGGGGATCTGGCAGCGGTTCCGGCTCCGGTGCCTGCACGCCTTGCAGGATTGTCTCGACCCGTGCGGGCGACAGCACCGGGAACGCTGCCGCGATGATGGCACGGGCCGCGTCGATGGAGAGCATCCCGTCAGTGATTTGCTTCACGACCGTCAGGAGCGACGACACCTCTGCCGTTGTCAAACTGGTCTCGCTCGCGGCCACCGACTCGGCTGGCTGGCCTTGCTCTGCCGCAGCGATGCCGCCCTCGACCGCCTGGCCGTCGATGCCGCTGCCGGGCTGCTGCTGGGCGAGCACGTCGCCGACTGACGGTGGTGCCCCAAGCGCCCCCATGTTCAGCGGCCGATACCGCTCGTCGCCGCCTTCGACCGGGTCGAGGTTCTCGCTCGCCCTGATGTCGTTGGTCGACACGACGCCGATGTCCCACATCGCCCGGTAGTACGCCGACCGGCTGGCAGCATCGCCACGCAGGAGACCCCGCACGTCGAACTCGACCAGATACCGCTCGTCGTCAACGATGAGATCCCGCATGAATGCCGACTCGAGACGCCGCAGCCACGGCATGATCGTGTGCGTGACGAATTGGATCTCGGCCTGCGGCGTACCAGGCTCAATCCCCAGCAGATAGCCAGGGATGCGGAACAGCCTGGCGATCTCGCGCAGCTGGTACTCCCGCAGCTCCAGATACTGGGAGTCGGTGTTGCTCGCGTAGGGCACCTCGTAGGGCTTCAGCCCGCCCGTGAGGACGGCCGTCTCGTGAGCGTTGTACGAGCCGCGGTGCTTGCGATTCCAGTTCTCGGCAAGCTCGCGGCGAGCGTCGGCGTTCAACTGGTTGTCGGTCGAGAGGATGAATCCCGGTCTGGCACCGGCACCGAAGAATCTCGCCCCGTGGATTTCGCACGCACGAGCCAGGGCAATCGCGTCGCGGCACTCCTCCACCACCGAGATGCCATGCACGCCGTCGTCGCTTGGGCCGCGGACGTGCAGGATCTGCTCGTCGGTGTAAATCGTCTGCTTGCCCTTCGCCTCGCGGTACGTGTACCGCAGCCGGCCGTTCTCCAGCGTCTCAGTCTTCATCCGGCTCGGGTGCAGCGGCACGATCTGGTCGATCGCCCCTGACTGCCCTGGCACAAGCTCGCTCTCGGCGTCGCCCCACAGGCCGACGTGCATCACCATCTGCTCACGCCATTCGAAGCTCGTTTGCCATGCGTTTGGCTGCGAGTGCAGCTTTCGGTACAGCGGCAGCTCGCGGGCGAGTCGCTTGCCGCCGCCAGGCGTCCGCTCGAGCAGGTGGAGCGGCAGGCCCGCCACCGTCTCGGCCAAAATCCGCAGGCACGAAAACACCGCCGCGACCGAGGTCGCATTCTCTGGCGTGATTCGCACGCCGGCCGGCGAACGACCGCCGCCATCGTCGTCCCACGAGCGCTCTTCGCCGGGGAGCCAGAGAATCCGGTGTTCGTGAGCGATCATATGAAGAAGATTTCCGGGGCGGCGTTGGCGTTGCTCTGCTCCGACCTCATCCACATTCCGAGCCCTTGGCACAGCGCCACGATGCCGTCGATTCGCTCCGTGCTGGCCTGCTTGCTCGGGAAAATGTTGCCTCGCCTGTCTTCGTGGATGGCTGCGTTGCCAGCGTTCCAGGTCAGCACCGGATGCCCGGCGTGCCGCAGGCGACCTTGCAGGATCAGGTTCTCGAGCGTCCTCGCGGGAGCGGACATACCGGGACCGCCCTGTGGCCATCCTGCCACGGCGAGCCCGTCCCCTTGCAGCAAGTTGGCGAGCATCTGGGCGTTGAACTTCATGTCGACAGCCATGCCACGGACGTTGTATTGACGGCAGATTTCCGTGATGTCCCGGTGCATCACCGTGTAGTCGGTGACGTTGCCATCGGTCACGCGGATATGCCCGTCACGAATCCAGCCGAGGTAGTCCACCTTGTCACGCTGGGCACGCTCGACGGCGTTCGCCTCTGGTATCCAAAAGAACGGCAGCACGTCGCACGAGTTGTCCGCAGGGTCAGGGCAGACGAGCACAAGCGCCGAAAGGTCATACGTGCTGGCAAGGTCGAGCCCGGCGTAGACGGGCCGATCGCCGAACGGTCGCAGCGGGCTGGCACACGCTCCCCACGCAGACGGCGAGATCCACCGCGTATCCTGCGTCGTCCAGACATTGAGCCGGTAGCGGAGGAACGAGTTGAGCTTCGTCGGCGACTGCTCTGCTTCGCGGGCGTCGGCTTTGAACGACTCAAGCGTGATCGTCTCGCCGAGGCTCGGATTGGCGGCCCGCCACGTCTTTTCTTCCTTCCACGTCCCATCGACGCCGCACTCCTGTGGAGCCGCGAAGATGCAGCCGTAGAAGGCTGGGTCGAACTTCGGATCTGCAATGCACTTCTCGGCGTACTGATGCTGCTCCCAGCAGATTGACCGGCGGTCGTAGCCTGCGGTCGTTATCGACAGAATGAGCGGCTGCCGACGGGCGGCACCGCCGTACCGCAGGGCATCCCAGAGACGGCGGTCGCGTTGGGCGTGAAGCTCGTCGAAAAGCAGGGCATGGATATTCAGCCCCTCGGCACGGAACGCATCAGCGGACAGGACGCGGTAGAACGAGTTGCTCGCCCGGTGGACGATAGTCTTTCGCGAGTCGATCACCTCAAAGTGCTTCGACAGGCCCGGCGAAGCGCGGACCATGCTGGCAGCTTCGCGGTAGATGATGCCTGCCTGCTCGCGGTCACACGCGGCACCGTAAACCTCGGCACCTGGCTCTGAGTCGAACCCGGTCAGGTACAGCGCCAACCCGGCAAGCGTCGTGCTTTTGCCTTGCTTCTTTGGCAGTTCGATATACCCGATACGCCGCTGCCGAACTCCATCGGGAGTGACTCGGCCGAACAGCTCGCGTAGCACTTTGTGCTGCCACTCCAGCAGCTTGAACGCCTGCCCGGCAGTCTGGCCCTTGCTGTGCCGCAAGAGCTTCTCGAAGAACGACACGACGCGGTCGTACTTCGCCTGGCCGGCGGTGCAGAGGTCACGCGCCGTGGACGCGGAAGAATTCTTCGACTTCGTCCGCGGGTTTGTTTTCTTTACCACCAAGTCTCGCCCTCGACGTCGGGGTCAGACCAAACTCTCCCATCAGCGAAGCCTGCATGGAAACCAGACCCCGGTAGAGGGAGCCAGCCGGATTCGGTTTCACGCCGCCGAGGTCCGTCCTGATGACCGGGCCAGATGCCCGCAATTCAAGCAGGCACGCCTGAGCCGCAGCATAGACTTCGCACAAAGTCGCGAGCGCCTCGCCGTCCGATGTCGTCAGCGTTCCAATTTCCAGCAGGATCGGCACCAGTTCCTGCCACTTGGCTACCGCCACTGGCTCGACCATCAGGCGCTCGGGCATCGGAGGAGCGCCCGATTCAGCCGGCAGGTCGGGGCGGATTCGCCTCTTGCCGGGATTCCCCTGCAGCAGCTTCTGTGCGGCCGTTTTGGGCCTGCGGCCTCGCGGCATTTTTGGGCATCCGATTTCAGAGTTGAAAAACGCGCGTGAATTTTGCGGACGCACGCCCCCAGC